ATGAACATCTAACGGTTTGAATCTTGCAAGCCTGTTTAATATCAGCAGGCGGTGTAGCAGAATGACCGAACACGCCGGTTATCTTGACTGCCTTGTTATATCTCGTCCAGGTTGACTTGTCCCCGTTCTCTTCGATAATCAGGCTCTTGATAGGCTGCGCGGTCTTTACATAGTTATAAGGCCACACGTAGAAGTCAGTGTCTTTGGTCCAGTCGGTATAACTGGTGCTTTCGTGATAGCCGTCTTCGGATACGGAAACGCTTGTCAAGGAAATTATAGGATCTACATACAATTCCTTTTCACCATTGCCGTCATAATATCTTGTTTCATCTGCGGTTGATGGGTAGAAGTAACCAGGCCACCCGCCGACCTCTTTGTCAATAAGCCTTGATGCAGAACTTATCATCCCGCTTATAACCTGATCATAGCTTGTGTCAGTTGTATCAAACACCGGACTATCCGGCATGTCTGATTTTATTTCGGTTACTGTCAAATAAGGGTTTACCATGGCGCCTTCCAATCATAGGGGAGGGATTTTACTCCCTCCCCCAGGTCTAATTTACTAACTTGAACTCAGGTTCTCATTCTGCGGATAGCGAGGTTCTATGAAGGCGGTGATGCCCAATGCGTAGTTGGTCACGATGTTCACTGGAGTTACGAACACATTGGCATATAGCGCGTCAGAATCAAGCGCGGGAATGGAAGCAGGGTCAACGTCAATCAACAGAGCCATGTTTGCTTGTGCAGCAGTAACACTAACACCGGCGCTTGTTGCGTCTGTGATGGTGCCCTGGTTATCGTCACCAATTACAGCGGATAGACGATATTTGAAGGCGATGGCGGTTGCGTTGGTTGTTGATCCGGCAGCGGTAGAAGTCTCAACGCCAACGGTGATCGTGTCTGTTGAGTCTGAGGTCATAGCGCCCCAGTACACAAGGAACGAAAGCCATTGCACATTTTCGAGCTTTACTGATGCGGACTCGATGCCCGTGGTTGCGGTACAAACCTGCGGTGCATAGATAGGGACAATTTGTAGCTTTTCAGCGTATTTAACACCCATTAGTTACCTCCTCTTAGGTTGTTGCCGCGAGAGCGACAAATGGGCTGATGGAAGCGGCACCGTCAAAAGCAGTAACAGCAGAAGCCCATGCGGGCTGGCCGTCAACGCGATAGACGAAGCGGAAGCAGGTTTCATCATAGTCAAACTTGACATGAATTGAAGACGCTGATTGAATTCCGCCATTGGTAATAGCAAGGTACTGAGAAGGCGAAACGAGCAGAATATCGCCAAGCGTACCAAGATAAGGATTGTATTCGGTCTCAATTACTGGACGACCAAATATCGACCCGTACATAGCGCCACTCAATCCACCAGGTGGCATATAAACAGGTGATTGACCAACCACTGCACTAAACAGTTGTGGCATAACACTTGTATTGATAAGCCAGATGTAATCATTAGCGCCTGGGTAACGTGCAGCCCACATGCGACCAAGATCCAACGCATCAATTTCGTCTTCATCGGTTCGGGTAGCGCTTACCAAACAACCAGCAGGGATAATGCCCAAAGGCATACCAATACCAGTTCCGTTGATAAAGCTATCCTCAACCATGAAGCGGAGTTCATTCGGGACTTCGCGCGTGATCCAAGATTCCAGCGCGGTTGCATCATCAAGCAATTCGTCAGTTGCATAGCATAACGCAGCAACTTTCTTGAGCTTGAGGTCAACCTGGCGGAACGATGGTTTGCTTGCTGTTTTCTGTGCAGCTTCAGCTAACCAATATCCACGGATGCCACCTGATCGTGAACCTGCGGCGCGAGATGTTTCATCAATGGCATTGAAGGTCATGTTGTTGGATGAGATTTCAACGGGCTTGAAGTATGACAATAACTTGCCAACGCCCCACATATTCTCAAGGATTCCACTTGCCATCAATGGCGGAACAATAAATCCACCCTGTGACGGGATACCTTCATTCAGTCCGGTTGCTTTCATCGCGAGCAATCTCTTGTCAATACCTGACGGATACATTGCAGCGTTTTTCACGGCCATAAAGAACTCAGAAGCGGGGAATGACTTTACAGCCTTATCCGTTTCATCTTCAATGACCTCTACATACCCAGCTTTCACTTGAGGCTGGGATTCGGCATATTTCTTAACCGCTTGCTCGGCAGCGGCTTCAGCGATAGCCTGAACGTCTATCACTTCTTTGATTTCCTCTGGCATTGTTGCCTCCTCTGAGGGGATTTCTTTTACCTCCTGATGCGGTTCTTCAACCTCATCGGATGAGTAAATTGATTTTACAGTGACCACGCTATTGCGCGGTTCTGCCGGTTGTGGCGTCAGTGACGCCTCTGCTATTACCCATGACTTGATGTAACAGCTCTTTCCTACTTGCTCCCGTTCTACCAAATGACCTGCGGCACCGGATGACCATCCCAACTTGCCCTCTTCTGCCATTTGATATAACATGCGTTCATAATCATCGCGCATTTCTAATTGAGCATCTAACCAGGCGCCGATGTCGTCAAACTTCACCACGCCCCGCCCAATCTTGCGCATCTTCAAAACGCTGTCATAACCATGCTCGTAATAAACGGGAACTTTCGCACCTTCTTCGACACCAAGATCCGTGTCTTTGGTGAAGAAATCGCCAGTCAAATCCGGTTCATTTGGATTTCCATAACGAACAAGATACCCGCCAACTTTCCCTTCGCCCAAGGCTTTCACCTGGTCTCCAAAATACATTAGGTTTTCTTCCATAAAGTTCCTCCGTTAACACAAAAAAGCCAAAACATAATCGCCCAATTGCGATGTTTTGACTTCGTAACCACGAACCGTCAGGTTATCCCAGATGCGCTAACCAGCGCCCACTAAGTACCCTTATTCAGTTGTGAGTTTATCCTACCACATAAACATAATATTTGTCAAGAAAGAATTTACTAAAATCCTAACTTTTTCAAAGCATTCTTTACCCCTGCGGTAGCACGCCTGATAATCTGAGGCATCCGTTCCCTGATTATAAATGTTATGCGGTCCCAACCTATTAGTCCAGCCATTCGTGATTGCGTTCTATCACCCATCAAATATCCAGAATAAGGAACTTCGTTTACAATAATTGACGACATTCCTTTGTCAATAACCTTCCAGCCTCCAGCCATGTGCTGTGATCTGTGTGCATATCCTGGCGTTATAGAACCTTCTCTTATTCGCGCCATAACATACCTGCGCTGCTTATCACTAAACCATCCACCATAAGCCTGTTTGAATCCAATGTGCCGATAAGGCGGATAAGTCTTTAGCACATTCAAAAGGTATTTGTTTACCTCATCAACCGCGGCACTTCCAACTGCTTCTGGCGTCTCTGCAAGTAACGATTGTAACCCTTCTATTCCTGATACATCAATGCCAATCCAGTCACTCATTGCTAACTCTCCATCGCCATGGATTCCACTCTAAAGAATTGTCAATACAATCACTACAATGCTCAGCATCATTCAAGCGCCAGTAGCAATCATAACCACCAGGAACTTCAACAATTTCCCATTCGCATCTGCAATTAGTCAAGCATTCTGTATTCCCGTCCCCAGGATAAGCAGGTAGCTTGAAATCATAGTTACTGTTATACCCACGCCATAATGCTTCATTAGCCGAGTTAAGATACATTTTCAGCCGTGCTTTTAGTTGTCGCGGTGATATTTCACCATTAGCAAGCTGGTCAAACATATTGCGCAGATACCCATATTGTTCCTTGACAATCGCACCAACGCGCCCCCAGTCAGCAGGTGACATCGAATTACGCCCGCCCGCGCCCATTGCATACATGTCAATATAAGTGTCTTTGATTATGTTCTTTGTAATATCACGGAACTCATCAATGCTTATTGACCCGTCTGCATATTGATCCGCATAATCAGAAAGGATGTCTTGCTGATTATCAATAAACTCATTACGCAAGTCATTCATCTGCTCAATGCCAATGAATCGCCCTGTTACGGTGTCACGGTATCTATTGACACGCTCGTCCCAAATCCAGATAGAATTAGGCATCGTTCACCGTCTTGGTTGGATCTATTTCAACATCAGCATCTAATATCCCAGCATATTCTGGCATGGCTTTATTCCATGCTGTAACAGCCCTATCAATATCATCAGGCGTTACCTTCCAATCATCCCAATCTTCATCGCGTGACACGTAACCGACAACAGGCGGTATCTTCTCATATTGCTCAACGCCATTCTCTGCTATTTCAGCAGCCTTTCCCGTTAAGTATCCTTTTATCTCAGGATACTTTTTTAATATTGCCTTCATTGATTGCAGGATAAGGTCTTTCACTCAACCTCCTGAAACAAGGGTAGTTTCCAATGTGCTATTCTCTTTTCTGCAATCTCAATATACTCCTCATTCATCTCAATGCCGATGAACTCACGCCCTTCCAGTTCGCAAGCGCATCCCGTAGTGCCCGATCCCATGAACGGGTCAAGAACAATGCCACCAGTCGGTGTCTTAGTCAGTCGCACAAGATAGCGCATAAGTTCAATAGGCTTGACGGTGGCGTGAAAATTAGTTAGAGGCTTCCAGTTTCCTTCGTCTTTTATTGTTGACAGCATTTGAGATACAACAAGCTCTGCACCACGAACTAATTCCGTCAACTCTCTTGTAGTATTCTGTTTCAACTGGCTTGAGCTCTCCGCACTTTCGGCAAGGCTTCCACCATTCTCCATCAATAAGTTTGCATCCTGAATGAATGCGCTTGTGGGTGAGAGCATCAATAAGTCTAAGATTTGAGATGTCGTTATTTTGCTTATCTCCGTCAATATGGTGGATAAAGAATCCAACGGGCACTGCCCCGTTATGTTTTCGCCAGACTCGCCTATGCTCCATCTCATGGCTTCCAAATCTGATGTAACCTTTCTTAGTGATTGAACCAGTTCCGTACTCACGTCTTTCCATGACAAACCTCCTAAAATAGATTTGTCATAATTATACTTTACCGTATATGTACTGTCAAGCCCACTATTCCTTTCTCGTCTTGAACTTTTGGCGCAGTAGAAAAATCGGGCAGCAGAACCAGAGTCGCCATAACCAGGGTCGCCAGCCGTATAGTCAGTTCCCATCATATTAAGTGCAGAACCTTTATTCCCTATGCGACCACCAGCACTCTTTCCTGTATTCGGAAACAGCCCCGTCACCTCATCGCTTCCATCGTGGATAAGGTTGGCAGGAAAACGACCTTGGGTGTTATCAGACATTTTGCCATTTCTTCCAACGCCTTTCTTAAATCCGTATATATCACCAGTTCCGCCTGCTGGCATAGGAACACTTTGTTTGCTTCCCTCCACCCTTGCACCGTCAATGTTCAGTCCAGCCACGCCCCAAGTCAAGGCGTTATTGACGAATGTCCCGTCAAGCGGTTTCATCGCCACGCAGATTGGCTCAACGGCGGGCTTCAATGCCGTGCCCCATCCATCCCATAATTGCGCTTCGGGTGTGGCGGGTGCAGTGAGGTTGTAATCTGCTTTGAACCTAAACTTTTGTTCTATATCTTTTTCTATTTCGTGCCCATGGTCATTACCCCTCCCAATCACTTCACGCTCTGCCCCTTTCGCCTTATCCATCGCCTTGCTGATGTTATGCGATTTCGGAAAGCCTGAACCGTACACCCACATTATCGTATCTCTGATTTCCCAGCCAGCGTCTTCAATGCCTGAAACGATTTTATGGAAAGTTCTTGTCCCACCAAAACACAGCATCATTGCGCCAGGCTTTGCAATCCGTAACGCTTCTGTTGCCCATTCAAGAGTAAAGGCATAAAGCCCATCTGTCTTATAGCGTGGCAGAACATTGAAGTTCTTTTTGACTTTCAGGTCATTGTCGCCTTCGTTGCCAGCAATACCAAACTGTGACTTATCAAAGGTATCCCACTCTTTACCCATAAACCCAAGTCCATAAGGCGGGTCAGTGATAATCGTGTCAATGCTGTTCTCGTCAAGAGTGCGCATGACTTCAAGGCAATCACCGTGTAATAAGGTCATTCTATGTTGCCTTTCTCCATCAGGTCCTCAGTGGACCTTGACATATTTGGCGTCACGACATCAGGCGGAGTAGCAATGATAATATTTCTTAACTTAAACATGTAATCGTAGTCTGGATTTTCACCATGAACTTCTTTCAGTCTATAATAGATCCACTTCAAAAAATCTTTGTCTCTCATTCATCACTACCTTTCTCTATCTTGTCAGCAAGCCTGTTCATCGCGCTTGCCAGTTCTATAAGTTCGCCATCTTCACGCGGTGTCATTTCAAACGCTTCTGCAATATCCTGCTCAGTCTTACAAGCGGGAAGTCTATCGCGGATCTCACTTGCCAGCGATTCGGGAACGCATTTGCAAACGAACGGGAAGTCAAGGCTCTTGCCCTGCTTCAATTTCCTGAACGCAAATTGCTGCCATAACTCAAGTTCCCTGAGCTGGTCAATGCTCAATGTGGTGGACTTCGCCTCTTCCACCTCGTCAGGCTCTGAAGGTATAGGTTGCTGTTGGTTGTTTGCTGGTATAGACCTCAATGCAAGATAGTCAGCGTCAAGTTTCGCAAGCGTAACATTATCTGGCAAGTCAATTCCAAGTGTAGGAACCGCAACCGATGGCATCATATAAGCATTCAGGTAATTCAAATATGCAGCAGAACGCGCAACCTCTTCCTCCTGCCCTTGCTCTGACGCCTCTGGCCTGAATTCAAACTTCAACCCCAACGGCTCGAATAGCTGGCTTGAGATTTCATCGCCCATGAAGTTCGCCCAAGGAATGATAGAATTCTGGAACCAGGTTGCCTTCTCTGTCTTTGCGGTGGCATAGTTGGCGCTATTGGAGAGCAACAAGGATAGTGGCATTCCGCAAGCCATCGCAATATCCGCAAGTTTCTCATCATGCAATGCGCTGTCTTTTAGGTTCTCAATGCCTTCGCCAATCTGAATAGGCTCAATGGAATCAGCATTGAATATCTTACCCAGGTACTTTGAAAAGCCGCGCATTACCTTGTCCCATAACTTCTCTATCTTCTCACGCTCTTGTGGAGTAGGAACGCCCTTGACCATCAGCATCGTTGGCTTTATGCCACCGCGTTGGAAGAAGTTATTGACATAATAATCCGCATAGAACAAACACCCAGCAGCAGCCATGAGCGCCCTGAACTCTGTATACTCTGACGGAAGCAATTCGGTGGTGTGATCTAATCGCCACATGTAAAAGATACGATTATCTTTCAGGGAATAGTCAATGGTCTGCGTGCCAATCTTACGCGTGAATCCCATCAAACCTTGGCTTGTATTCTTAATAGGCGTAATTGAACTTGGCAATATATAGCGCAAGTTCCTGATAACCCTGTTCCCTTCCATAAAGCCATAAGCCTTGTTGGTCATAAATAACGACAACCGCCACAGCCGAATCAATTCACGCGGAGCGCGAAGGAACCCGACCTTATTCTGCCAATCCTGAGAAGTGTCATAGTCACTGCCATCAGGACTGACAACCGCAAACGGGAGCGAAGCGCAAGCATCGGCGGTCATATTGGCCACGCGGAAAACAGCAGCAACGCTGGCGTATAGCTCATTGTCTTTCGTGTCAGGCGCGCCGGTGATAAAATCCCATGCTGCGTCAGGGTATTGCGTCAAGTCAAAAGACTTTAGCTCTGAACCATTAGTGTAAAAGTATTTTGTTTCCGGCATAAAACCTCCACGTCATCGCGCAATTTCTAACGGACAACTTGAATGTCGTCCTTTGTCATAACATTCATCAACATCTTTAGCATTACCAAATTCATCCGCAAGAATAGGGCAACATAAAGTCCAAGAATCTTCTAATTCATCTCCACGAGTTTGTACAAAAATACAATCATTGCACACATCTGGCAATCGATTAACATAAATTTTTACCAATTTCATACTAACTAATTTCATATATTCCTCGGCTTCAATATAGAAATAACACTCAGAGCAACAAGACGGTTTTTCGTCCACAAAAATCCCTAAAAGTTTCACCAAACCTCCTAAGATACCAGCCAATCAACGCCTGAACAGCCATACCAGGCAATGGCAAGGGACATAACACAATCATCATGCATACCTGCTGGTGCTGAATAACTAAACGAGCCTGAGTTGTTTCTGCTTGCCTCGAAGCTCAATAATTCCCCGACCAATACAGGGTCGTTCAATATCTGAATATTGCCATGCTCAAACGCGGACTGCAAGGATTGAATCACCGCTTGCTTCGTCTGGTTCGTGGTCGTGAATGGTGTTACCACCAATCCACGCATTGCCATGTGATCTAACACCGGTCTGCCAATAGAGTTAGCCTCAATGGTCATGTTGTATAGTCCCCACTTGGCATATAACGAAGCCAGCCTATCTTCAAGCACCGGATAATCAACTCTGTTGAAGCGGTCCATAAATACCATCTGCTTTGATTCGGTATCCATAACCGTGACAACCGTGTAATCAATACTTGACGCCACATCAACCCCAGCCGCATATTGCCTTCCGCGCTGTGGCTCTATTGGTTCAAGAATAGCAGCCTCTTGTACCCTGCGGAATACCCCACCCTGGTCATCAATGAATTCAGCCATTATCTCTTGTCTGTAAATAATTTCAGGCATATCAGAGTTCTTTATGGCTTCAATTTCAGCGCGTGGGATATAAGGGTTGTCCCAAGTCGTATAATGCCAGCTTGACCATTCCTTTTGTTTATCATCTTCACCAAGCCGGTATAAGTTCCAAAAGAAATTCCTGCCTCTTGGCGTACTGCCAAACATTGCGCCGCCTTGTAAATCAGCAAGCGTTATGCGAATAACATGATTCCATGAATAATCAAGCTTTGGAATAGAAGATGCCTCGTTTATAATTGCTTTTTTATAATGCCTGCCTCGTGATGCGTCCTGATCCTGCAATGACCACATCTCAATAAATCCGCCAGTGGATATTTCTAACCTCCGGCTGACTTCGCTTTTATCCTTTTGTACCGTTGCAAAAGTATCAACGAACCAGTCCCAGTTCGGCTCAAGGCTCTTGAATGATGGTTCATACCAGGCAACAGGTTCACCGGCAAGTAAAGCCTCACAAGCATAGTTTCTTTGAATGACATCCTTACCAAACCGGCGTCCGCAATCTAACACATTGAACCTATTCAGATTCTGAACGATTGTCGCCTGTGCCGGATGATACGCCGGCATCAGGATACGGGGCGTTGACATATTCAACCTCTATTTTCATCGGATTACCGTCTTTGCCAGACACCTCAAGCGTTTGTGTCGCCTTACCAATAACGCGGTCAAGGATGTCCTGTGAAGTTCTTAGCTTTATATTCTCGTTTCTACTTTTCAGCAAGCCCACAGTAACATCAGCCGCCTCTTCTGCATGGTCTTGTAAAACCATCAATGCACGAAAGGCAACCTCACGCTTGATAACCATGGCAATTCCGTTTAGTTTCTCGCGTTCCTCTTCGCCCCAACCATAAAAGGTGGACCGTGACAGGCCGCAGTCTTTCATCGCTTGGGAATCGCTAACAGTCTTAGACCGTGCAGCAACATAGGCTAATTGCCGATCTTCTAATTTGTCCAGTTCTGCCCGTAAATTGTCCATATTTAGTACGCTTTTGTCCCGTTTCAGTTCGATTCTGTGTCAGAACTAACCATAATCACTCTAACCAAGTCTTTTAGCCATCCAAGCATCTGCTGCACTTGTGGCAAGCAATACTCAGGAACATTCAGCACAATATTACAAGTTCCATCTGCCATACTCTTTACTTGACGCAATTCCGCCTCAAACTCAATCGCGACAGGTTCAGTCGCTGTCATCCTCAACCTCTTCCAAATCTTCCAACCTTGACTCGTGGTCAATGGTGATGGTGTCAAGGATATTCACGCTGTCTTCTACCGCGCGGACACGCTTATCCAGAACCTCTAACTTTGCCAGTAATAGCGATAGTTGATTATCCATTTCCATCTTTATATCCAAAGTCTGTGAGTCTGGTCAGGCGTTCGTCAAGGTCTTTGATCTTGCGGCGCAGGTCTGTGTTTTCCTTCCGCAACTTCAAATTCTCTGATTGCAATAAGTTCAACTGTGAGCGTAGCTCTTGAAGTTCTTTGTCTTGTTCGTCTATGATTGCCTCCCTACCTTCTACCTTCTTCTCTAATGCTTCGATGCGATTGCATAAATTCGATATGCGCGTCTCCGCGATTGTCATTAGCGTCTGTGATGTGGTAGCAAGCGATTGTGCTGTGCCAGCAAGTGATTTATACGTATCATTCAGTGACACCTGGTCAACCGCATTAGCCTCTGAATTGACTTTTTTCCTATTCGCCAGCGCCTGAACGATATATGATATTCCACCACTGCCTAATATAGCAATGATGATTGTGGCTATTTCAGCCGGAGTCATTCTACGTTTATTGCAATATCAAGTTTGTGAAACGCCTTATAGATTCCGGTGGCAACAAGCCCTACCGCTAATCCATAGATAAAGCCCTCAAAGATAAAATTGAATCCCCAAACAATAGGCGCAACGGCTGCATAAATATGATATGCAAATCCTACGACCAAGCCAAAACAAATAGCAAAGATTTCAACACCTTTGCCACTCCATTCCAGCTTCTCTTTCACGAACTGGACTACACCGATCACAACAATCAATAATGGAATTCCCGCAACTAACGCACCAGTCAAGTCTAAAGTCATAAAGCACCTCCGAAGGTCTAATATTCAACTGTTGAATTATAACACACTTTATTTTGTCAAGGAATAATTATGCGTTTTATTTCTTGAACACATACAAATCATGCGGAGTCTTATCCGTCTTGACCAGCGTCAACCTGTCAAAGATACGCTCAATGACCGGCTGCTGGAACCAATACAGATGCACCATGCCAAGCGGACCGCCTCTGGATCCTTCGCCAGGCACTTCAAGAATAAGCGTGCCATTATCAGCAAGCAAATCTATCATCCTATCAGCCATTCCCTTGAAGTCAACCACATGCTCAAGCGCGTGGATGCAGGTTATCACATCCCACTTGCCAGCCACATCGCTAAGTGATCTAACCGTTTCAACTCCCTCAATCGGGTATTCTGGATTAGGCTCAACCCCAAGAACGCAATAGCCCTTATCCTGGGTAAGTTGCAACATATACCCACGCGAACATCCCACGTCAAGATGCGACACGCCGTCAACAATAAGCTCAGCAATTCTGCGCGACCGTTCGCATTCGTCTGAATCCATGGTCTCTGTTGCAATCCCCAATATTCCCCTATATTGCTGCGTGCTGTACATTGCCTTTATGCTCTCATTGTCAGGGCGTGGTGATTCGTAAACCAGCCCGCATCCTGAACAGGTGTAATAGGTTGCCACAATAGCAATAGGTGCATCAACCAGCCAGCCGGTGGTCATTATGTACGGATGCAATATCTGCTTGAGTAGCGTTCTAATCTCGCTCCCGCATAATGGGCAAGCGTCAATGTTAATCCATTTCATCTTTCGCCTCTGATGATTTAATCACCTCTGTAATCTCTGATAATGTTTTAATGTACTCATCAGCCAATTCTCGTAATTGCATGTTTTCATACTTAAGCCGATTAAGTTCAATCTTCAACTGTGATTGCGCCTGACCATATCTGCCATAAAGCCACTTCTCATAAGCCTTGACCCATTGGCGCCTTTGCGCTCTTGTGGTAATTCCAAGCTGAAACACATTTTCAAGGATACCCTGGACAGACATCACCTGCTCGTCAAGTTCTTTTATGCGCGCCTGCTTTGCGTCAATAGTTTGGCTCTGTTCCTCAATAGTTGCCTGCCGCTCTTCAACCAACGCCTCTAATTCTTTTTTATTCATAATTCACCTTCTCTTTCCGTTAGACATTCTAACTAATAGCTGATCAAGTTTATCATCTTCCAGTTCATAATGGAAGGCTGTCCCGCAGCAGACGCAGATCCCGTGTACCTCTCGCACAATCAGCCCGCCAACAACGAACATGTCATCCAGGAACTTAGCGCCAATCTGCTGGCCACAATTCTTGCATTTGACAATCAGTTCATCTTTCATGCGCCCACATCCATATAATCAGGCTCAACCTCAATGAGCGGGCAATCATCACGAATACCGTCCTCAGCCATTGGCAGGTGAAGAACGGTGCAATAAGTGTTGATCGCGTTTCCAATCGTGCCGACATATTCCACCGGTCTGAATATGCACATCGCACAACTTTCTGGTATTTGGTCAACGATAACAGCAAACATTCTCATAGTAATTCCTTTCTCTAATAGTACTCACGCTCTTTTATCTTATATGGCAAGTCCATGTGCCATTGCAACATCACCTCGCGCCCATACCGCTTGCATTGAATATTCCAGAACCGGACTTTATTCTCATGCGTCTTGGCGGGTCCAGCGTGACAAGCCTTGCATACCAGCATCAGGTTATAAGGCAGATCCAATAGCGCCTTAGCGCCCTTTGTCCGGTTGTCTTTCCTGTACAACATGTGATGGGCTTCTTCAGCCGGTGCAAGTCCGCAACATTCGCAGAACATCGTGCCACGCTCATTCATCAGCCTCAATGCGGTATCTGTTGGCATTTATACTCCACGCCATCAATGACCAGCGTGCCCTTGCGTAACTTCTTGACGCAATGCTTGCACAAGGCAAGTTTACGCTCAACGCCCTTATCGTCTACCACATGCACGAATTGCCACGATCCTAACTGGTGATTACAACTTCCAATTAGCATTATTCACCTCTCACCAAGCATGTGAAGTAGCATGTCACACTCGTTATGGTCAAGGATTAACCTTCCTTTGAGTTTTTCAACTATCTCTAACCTCCTAATCAATCCCACCTGAATATTTTCTATGCAATTATTTCTCTCTTTTTCCAGCTTATCAATGCGTGCTTGCATATCTTCTATTTTCTTTTCGTATTCTTTCATCATTCACCATCCTTTCTAACCACTGAATTTATTACCAATTGCAAGCCCCGTTCCTTATCCCAAACGAATGCTTGCGCCTTCTGAACAGCACCTACAAAAGCCTTCTCTGCGTGCCAGGCGTCTGTAGCTGTAATGGCTGACAGTCTGCGGGTGATTATCCCGCCTGATTCCCTTGCTTCTTCGTGGTGCAGATCGCCCAAATGCCACTCACGGTATTCAGACTTTCCCCACGCTTCAGGTTGCTCAACTTGCATGACCGTTTCAATGCGCTTGCCTTCCTCTTTGCCGTGTGAGTAACCTATCAGGCACTTGCCGTATTGAATGTATTTTCTTGTCGTTGGTGAAACGTCTACTCTAACGCCTTTCAAGTTCCGATAATATGCGTCAAGGGTGATGGTCGCACAATACGAAAGCATCTTGTCATGATTGCCAGCCACATACATACAGTCAACAGGTGCAATAGATCGCAACTGCTCAATAGTCCAGATCAATAACTCGATACCTTTCTTGTACATCTTTTCCCACCTCGTATCAGTATCAAGTGGCGTTCCTGCGGTAGTAGTGTTGCCAATGGTATCCACATGGAAGTAATCTTGCCCTATGGGATAGATTATGCGCTCTATTGCCATTCCATACGCCTTCACCCTGGTCAATATATCCAGTACAGTGTCCCTGTACAACTGTTCGGCAATCTTCAAGTCGTAATCCTGTCCTGTTTCATCTTTCCAGGCTAACTTGCCAAGGTGAAAGTCAAGGATAGGCAACTCTAACATCATACCGCCAGCCTTGTACTTATATTCAGGCATCTTGTATTCGGGTAAGTCTTCCAACGCCTCTCGGATTGTGTCTACCGTAATGGCAAACTGTATTGGCTTGACCGTAAGCGTCACCATGTACGCATGGTTGGTGGACTTCTTAGCCTCACCCGCCTTGTCTTTCGTGGTCGTGTCCCAATAGTTTCTGCGTGACTTGCAAGATATGAGTTCCCATTGAAGCGGATCGTAGCCCATCAATGACATAACCCTGGTCGGCGATTGGTTATCCTCTTCAGATAGCATAACCATTCGGGTGGTGGTTCGTGAACCGTCTGCCTTAATCGTCACCTCTTCCATTTCCGAAGTCTGCACATCGCCATGCATGTTCGCCTTATGGCGCAAGTGCATCCTGATTCCAGCCATATATTTCTTAGCCTGATTCAGCGATATGCCAACATTGTAAATATTTTTCAGGATGTCTTGTGGATCTCCGTGTTCGTCAAGCACTGCTGCGTCAAATTTATCTAAGTTCATTGGTTATTCCTTTTCCTTCGCTATTACCAATTTTTCTGTTTTATGACAAACGCCACTTTCGTCTTTTTCAACTATGAATATTGGGCTATACATTTCGCATCCACACTCATGTTCTTCTGAACCGAATAAATTTATTCGAGAATGTTTTCCTTCGCGCCATTGCTCATATCCATAATCCATAGTTGCAGCAGCACAAGCCCAAGCAACTTGAACATCACAGATGCAACTGTCCTCACCAAACTTGTCCCTTGTCAACATCATAAAATTACCTCCACAATGCAGACATACCTTTACATAGTTGACACAATTACAGCAGCACATATTCTGAAAAGGCTCTTGACCGATAAAACATTTGTTCATTCTTCACCTCGATCCATCTGAATATCCAGCCTGCGCATAACAGACCTTGACGGTGCGTAGATTAGCGGGCAGTGAGCGTAATCTTCTGCGCCTAAGTCACAAGCATCAGATAAATTAACTTGAGGTGCATAGAAGTAGCATTTCCTACACTCTGTTGGCTTCGGCTCGTCAATATAGGCTCGTGTTATTTTCATATCTCACTCCCTTTCCTTATCCAGAAACTCTGACATTGCCATAACCAGCTCAAACGCACCCGCCTGGGTCATATTATGGCACTTGGCTTGAAACATCTGCCCGACCACGCCCATCATGTTACGGTGATCATCTGGCAAAGTCTTATATATTTCATACCGCTCACGGTCTACTGGGTATGGCGTGAATCCTTTGTCAAAATACAAACTTTTATACATCGGTTTGATGTTCATTATTCTCCTTTCAGGGAGTCGATGAAGTCGTGCATATTGATATAGTTCTCTGTGTGATTGTGCTCGCAATAAGAATAATGCGCGTATTTATCAATCAAACTCATCAATCGTTCCGCATCCTCATCCGTGAGATGGGATTGCCGTTTCAACCTAATATTTTCATTTACAACATCCGCATAAGCGTCATGTAAGTCATTGTTCTTTTTCAGCACATCGAGATAGTCCTTGCACTTCTGGTCATACTGCTTCTGCAATTCAGCTATTGTCTTTTGTGATTCCGCAACTTTATATTTAATATAGTATTCAATCATTTCAAGTGGGATATTCCACATTGGCTCATTCTCTGGCAATTTTCCAGTAAGTCTACTGTAATCCATCACTCACTCTCCTTTTCTGTGTTTCATAATCTCATTAAGTATTTTTTGACTGCCATCGCATTGTGTATTGCCAAGACATTTTAGTACCCAAATAGCAACCGCTTCATCTCGTGGAATATTTGGGGTTGCGAGTTCATAGGTTTCATAATCGTGCAATCCGCCTATACCATCTATTATTTCGTGTACCCATTTTCCAATGTCTGTCATTTCTCGCTCTCCGTTTCTAATAGTTCACGCAATGTGTCATTTTCTTTTTTTAGATTTTCATTCTCAAATCGCTGATCCACCAACTCGTTCTTAACGTCTTTGATTTTGTCTTCATATCCATTAACCAGTTCGTCTTCAGATTTAAGATAATCAACTACTTCTTTTTTGGCGCGAGATAAGTACCCTCGAGATAACGGAGTATTTTCCTGATAATCATAAATTGCTTCACATATTAAATTATCTATCAATCCATCAATATCACACATCATTCACTCTCCTTTTCTTCATCGTCTATTATTTTCTGCAAGTGTTCTTCGCAAACATGCAATTTATCTCCATCGCCCCAAGATACAGTTGCGATTGCTGTCTCACCGCAATTTTCATAATCTCCTTCACCATCTGGCACTCCATATTCACAAGTCTGCAAATATATTATTTTCATCACTCACCTCTCTTTACGTTAGTCAAACATAACAACAATTCTCGTCTTCGTTGCTTTATCTTTTCGTATTCTTCACGGAGTGCCAAAAGTTTTAGGTGAAGTTTATGGATAGTTTCATAATCGACAACACCACCATCACCATTTAGCAACTCAAGATATGTCTCTTGTTCTTTTCGTAGGTTTTCTTCAACTTCACGCGTTGTCATTCGCTGAATTTCAATATTTTCCATCTTGTCAATCATTTCTCACTCTCCCTTCCCGTCTTTGTTGGCGTTAGGTAGCACCGCCCATAAATCGGGTTTCGTTTCACCACAGGCTACTGCTTGAAATTCATTCGATTCCGTGTCGTAATATGCAGTCCACGAATACCTGTACCCCTCGCACCTCACTAAGTACCAATCGTCTACTTTCGGCGGGTTGTATATTATGCTTTTCCATGGGTTTTCAAATTCATCGATGCGTTTCTTCATTTCAGCAATCGCTTTTATAAGCTCCGCTTTGCGCTCCGATAAATGCGATTCTGCGGTTTCACGTCCGGTTCCCCATTCTGTGCAAAGTGCGACCTCTTGCGCATCG